TTGTGACTTTTCAAAATATTTGTGTTCTTCATAAGACAGATCATCATCACCAGATTTACCTCGCAGGCTGGAAACATAAATTCGAATGCGGACTTTTCTTTTTTCTGAAGGTAATAATAAATGTGATTTATTTCTAATGGCTCTTCCTAAAATTTGTAATAACGTAGCATAATTTGAGGGAGCAACCATAATCCAGATATTTTGAACAGAATTAAAATCAATCCCCTCATTAATGATTTTGGATCCAATAAAAATTCGATATTGATATCCGTCAATATTATCAGGCGACTGAAATTTTTCAAAACTTTTATCCAAAGTGATTTTATCTATTTCTCCATAATAAACAATAAATCTAGCTGGGATAAAATCGTGATTCATTTCCTTAACATGTTTGTGTTTTACTAAACCGCATCGACTGCATAAAGTATCGTCTGTCGGGCTGGCATATTCATCTACTAAACCATTTCTGCGAAGAATTTCCTGCACAGCTAAAACACCTGACATATTTACATTTTGATGATTAATAATAATTTTGCCTTTATCATTTTTCAAATTATCGAAAATATCATCCAACATTTTAACATCTTTTGCAGAATATTTTTTGAGATTATTGTATTTCATAAATTCTCCGGTAATCAAATAAGTATTGGTTCCAGGCATTTTATCCAAAGAAATTTGATGTTCATCTTTCCATTCTTGACCGATATTTGTTAAATTGTATTTGATATCCTTTGTTCGAAATAAACCGATGTTTTTTTCACTTTCTAATAATCCGGGATTTGGCAAAACCATATCTAACAAAGTTTGTCCATCGGGTGGTAAACTTTTAGTTTCGCTTTGACTCATAATATAATCATAAGTTTTTTGATGATATTCGCTCATAGGACATCTAATAAATTTTAAGTAAGGAATAGTTTTGTCTTTGTAGAAATCTACTCTTTCATTCAATAAGGATTTAGGAATTTTTATTTCATCACCCTCAAACTTTTTTTCCGGAAAATATTTTGGATTATCATCTCTTAAAAATGAAACATATCCTCGCACTAAGTTTTGTATTTTTTCCAAAGCGCCTTTTTTAAGATTGCGATTATCTTCAAAAAAATCTGCTTTCTCTAGTTTTGTTTGATTTGGTAATTTACTTAGAGGAATTAATAGATTTAATAAGTCGATAATTTCAGTGGGACTATTATTAATAGGAGTGGCTGACATGAATAGCCCTCTTAAAATAGAATTTTTCAGTTTCCGAATTCTTTCAGCTCCTAATTTAAAAATTTGATCTATTTTGTCCGGAACATCAAAAACATTAAAAAGCATTCGCAAAGCAATTCCATAGTTATTCATTTCACTAGAATTATAGACATTATGAAATTCATCACAAATCACCAATGAATTGATAAAAGTATCAATTAAATCTAAGTTTAAAGAAATTGCTCCGGATTTTAATCCATTAATAATTTGATCTTCGGTTAGTTCTTTTCGAGACTCATCTTCATCATCTAACTCATTTTTGATAGTGGATTTCTCTTCATTAAAAATAAATAATCTATTAAAAAATTCTTTATATCCATAAAATTTAAAAAATCCTCCTTTACTTTTTTTGGATAGTTTCTTTTTAAGTCTGGATTCAAATTCTGTATAAGCTTCGCGATCATTTTGTGAACCTGTTTCGGCGAGATATCGCAATCTTCGATATTCCGTAATTTCTTCTTTAGTGATAAATCCAAATTCTGGTCGTCTTAATAATTCTTTTTGAAAAATTTGTTTAGAAAATCCGATAATATAAATCATAGGTGTTTGAGAGGATTCGCCTGATAAAGAATATTGTAGTCTATAATATTTAATAAACAACATTGCGATAGACAAAGCTGCGATAGTTTTTCCTGTGCCCGTGACATGTTTTAATAGCAATTTAATGTAAGGAGTATCTGGATTAAAAAAGTTTTTGACAAATTGCTGATGTGATTGTAAAACTAATAAGTTTTCCGATAAAATTTCCGAATCTAAAAATGATTCGTTTAGCGGTTCATCTCGATTTTTCTGATTTATATTTCTTAAAACTTTAGCATTAGAATTCAATTGTGCAAATTCTTTTTTGAAAAGTAATTCTTGTATTTCCTTACTAGTTTTTAATTCTTCTGGATAACTCATTTTAATCTATATTTATCTATCTATACTTTATTAAAAAAACAAAAAAGTTAAAAATAACATTGGATAATTTTAAAAACACAAACATATCATATTTTCCTTGATAAGATTCAAAGCGCTTTCGATATTTATATCATTCTAAAAAAATTATCAATAAACATTAAACTTTAATTCTTTAAAAGACATTCTTTTAGAATGCAATCTGGTACTTCTAAACATAAAACATATGAAGCAGTTTCGGTATTAAGAAATTGCGCTGATTTAGTATAATCTCCTTCCAAAATATCCCACTTATTTTTATTTTGTATAATAAATAAAGATTTATCAGAATCAACTTCATATTTGATTTCGCGGGGATACCAAACAGGCATACTTGGTTTTGGAATTTCAAGATTAGATTTTGATAAATCTAATTCTGAAGTTAAAATAGCAATAGGTAAAATATTTTTAGTTTGATTTCGCAAACAATCCACGCAGTAAATCTTACTTTTACCCGACTTAAAACAAGTAGAAAGATGTGAACAAGACATTCTTTTAGACTTCTCAATAAAATATTTTTTCACCAATGTTCAAAATAAAAACAGAAAAAATTAATAACTTTTTACATTAAAATATCTGATAGTCGAGGGGTGAATAATCGGATCGATCAACCAACCTCCGATACATCCGAGAGTGGCTCTGCTTGAGTAAGGTTTATTTTGGTAAATTCCTGAGATATCAACATAAGCCATGTTGATGGGAACATTTTCGGGACAATAAACATCAGTGATTTGGACATATTCTGGTTGGCTAGCATCGGGAACATAAGTTTCATCATATGGCTTGGAGATTTCATCACCAGTCAACAGATTATAATACTTATTATCGACTTTAATCATTCCAGAATTAGAGCCCATTTTAAATTGTGTTTGGTATACTTTTCTCTAAAAAATCAATTTTTTTTTGAAAATTTAAAATTTGATTTTTTTATATGATTATACTTCCTACAAAGCTTTACAATGACTAAATACATTCCTCCTCATCAAAGAAAGATCTTCAATGCTGATTACTTGATCTTATTTTCGGTCAATCATACTTTGGTCGATAGAAAGCAACAAGATAAGAGTAATAACAATACTAAGATCAGGCCAGGTGCTACTGAATTGATTCAATTTTTATTTCAATTAGGTTTGAGGGTGGGACTTTATTCAAATATGAACAAAGATAATCTTCAAAAAGTTGCTGGGATAATTTTACAAGGTCGTAAAACTGGAATTAAACTCAATCAAATTTCTATGATTCCTAATCTGCGGATCACGGATAATAATAATTTTTACGATCTCAAACAAAAAACTATTTTAATTGAGAAAATTAACGAGGATTGTGGAACAGATTATGATTTGACAAATACAGTGGTGATTGATTGGATTGTGGAAGAAGATCAAGAAATTGGCGTAGTTATCGATGCTTGGTATGAAGAAAATAAAAATGATCTTTGGATGTCCCATTTAAAAAACATTTTTAGTGAGTTTGTAGCTTTATCTGCTCTGGCTGGACGACCGGAAAAAATTTCTACTTACATTAAACAAGAAATAGAAAAAATAAAAAAAGAGATGATTTAAGACTTCATTTATTATCTCCCCACTTAACAGTGATCCCAATTAAATTTTCTTCTAACGACTTGGCTTCAACTTTAAAAGGATGTAATTTTTTTTCAATAGTTTCCATAATTGATTCAATTTTGAAATTATTAAAATTATCCAGCATTAAATTAGTCATTCTTACATACGAATCTATTGGTATTATTTTTTTATATTTGGCATTAGCAACATAAATACAAAGATAAGCTTCATTTGCTCCACGTGTGGCCGCCGCGCGAATATTTTCTCGATAATCTCTGAGAATAACATTTATAATTGTTTTGCTGTCTTTTCTTAAAATATTTTCAATACTGTAATTAGTTGATAAATTGACAATAAAATTATAAAAGTCTGACTCATTTTCTTCCATTATCTAGTATATAAAGAATATAACTACTTGTTTAATTATTTATACTTTTAATATCTTTTGTATTAATATTTTTTGCATTTGTATTTTTTATATTGATGTTTTTTACATTTACATTTTTTATATTGATGTTTTTTACATTTACATTTTTTATATTAATATTTTTTGAGTTATTTTCACGCGTAGATGTTTCGATTATCTGATCAATCGGTTGGAGCAAGTCCATTTCGGTTAGCTTTTTGATTTTATATGTTTTCCTAAGTAATTTATTGATACCTTTAATCAACTCATATAGTTTTCCGGTGGTATCTATCATCTCTATTTTATCAAGAGTCATCCAAGCTATCTCTGATATTTCGGAAATTTGATGTATATTTCCATAATTCATTTTAGGATTCTTATATTTCCAACCAGTGTTCCCGGGCATAATCGCTAAATAATAATAATTAATATATTTGATGTTAAATGAGTGATTACTGGTTTCGATAGGTTTATCCTCGATGATTTCATATTCATCACTCAAAATTCCTGTTTCTTCAGCAAATTCTCTGATAGCACAAACTAAGTCTTTTTCTTGAGGAAAAGCTTTTCGTCCTTTAGGAATTTCCCATAAACTACCAATGTTTTGCGATTTAGCTATTAATTCATATAATTTTTTTCCTTTATCAATTAGAAAATTTCTTTCAAAATTATTTTTACAAACAGCAAATTTATTATATTTTTCACTATTTAATTTCAGGTTTTCTGGGGTATATGATGAATCTGGATTAACAATCCATAATCGATACCACATTCTTCCAAAATCTAAACTTAAAATATCTAATTTTTCCTCATGAGTCATATGATCAAATAAATATTGAAGTTTAGAATCGTTATTTCGATCTTGGAATTTTAAAACAAATTCCACGTAAGAAAAAGTAGCTCTTTTTTGAATCAGCAAAGTTTCTACTTTTTGAGTTTTTAAATTATATCGAGAACATAAAATACCATAACTTTTTTTGATGATCGGGTTTTTAATTTTATATTTATTCATTGTTTTGTAGATTTTTTTATAAATATGTTTGCAGAAGCAAGTTTATAACAAAAAATAAACTAAAATTTAATATATATTTAATATGGTCTGCTACCGTTTCTTTTTTGCGCTTCTCTAGCGGCTAAGATCATGAAGATGAAGAGATTTCCAGCCCAATCATTGAAGATTTCTAATTCATGATTGCTGATTTTAACCAAATCATCGACGGCTGTCACTGAATTTCCCAGTCTGAAAATATAATTATCATTATATTCTGAGTCCCAAGAAGCGGCGAAAAATTTCATTTTGCTACTGAATTGTCGAACATCTGGGGAATCTCTCACATATTTTCTGGGAATGTAGAAATCGCAAGTACTAATATTGATATCTTTGAGTTTTTCTGGGGCATTCTTGCATAAGTTATGTTCCAAAAATTTCTTAACTTGGTCATTCCAACCTCTAATGATAGTTGGCATTGCCGTTAAGACAAAGCCCATACAATAGAAGTGAAATCGATGAGTCATAGGGCACCAACATAATTCACCTAAATGATTTTTGGCATCATTAGGCTGACTGATTTGAATAATATTCATTTCAATACCTGGAACAATAGCCATTCGAGTAGTTTTTAATTTGGGATTAATCGGAATTTCTGGAGCAAAAGTAACTTTAGCTTTATTAACCATGTTGGCATAACTATTATCTCTTTGCAAGATTTTAACACTGCTAACAGATTTTTCAGGTCTTTCATGTTTGGGATTCAAAGCCTTTTTAATTAGATTAAGTTTTTCTTCTTCTTTGGTAACTTCTTCTTCTAATTTGGTTTTTTCTTGCTTAATAATCGCGTCCATTTTACTTAAAGTTTTCATCCATAAATCATAAATCTCAGTTAGGCTAGCTAATTTTTGACCTCTCTCACTTAAGCTACCTTTATCAACATCTTTAGTAATCTTAGTAAAACTGTCATTTACTAAGCTATTAATATCAACGGTCTCTACCTTGTTTTCGGGCTTTTCAATTTCCATAGTTTAATTTATAAAATTTAAGAATTAAGATATAACTTTAAATTTATGATTTTTTGAAAATTGGAGTTAATGATTTAACATGAGAAATTCAATTTTTTACAAAATTTCAAATTTAGATCTTCGAAAAAGAATTCTATATTTAAAAAATATTCAAATTTGAATAATATAATTCTTATTTTTAAATTACAATTTAAATAAATTTATAATCTTTTAAAAAATATGAATTTATCGGACAAGATCATCGAAAAACTTTATGTTCATGTTGCTAATATTACTGATATTTATAAACTAATCAGTCTTTCGGGACGATTTTTCAAAGTGTATCGACAAACTAACGTGATAGTTTTTCTAAATAAAATTTCATTAAAGAAAGATAAATTTAAAGCTTTCATTCATTTCTACAGATATTTACCTAAACAAGGAAGTGAGGAATGGTTAAAAATAAAGCGCGGAAATATCAAGAAACCTCCAACTATTGGTGGAAGCGAAATGGAAAAATTAATTCGAAATTCACGGGAATTAGCTGAGGCTAAATTAGATCCAAAACCATTTACCGGAAATATTCATACTCGCTGGGGTAATTTATTTGAGGAAGTGTTATCCTTTATTTTTGATTTGATATTTAAAACAAGTTCGATAGAAACTGGTTCAATCCCTGGTCTTCGCGATCAAGAAGGAAATATTATTCAAGCATATTCTCCAGATCGTTTAATGTTCTTAGCTAAAGAAAGATTGCGAGAAATTATTTTTGCTGATTTTAATTCAGCTAATAAAACTTATAATTTGGATTATCAACGATTTCATAATTTAGCCGATCAAGAGCTAATTGTTTTGAATGAATTTAAATGTCCCAGTGTTAGAATTCCTGATGGAACTATTCCCAAAGAATATGTTTATCAACCGCCGACAGGAGCGTGTACCATTCCCATTGTAGATATTTCTTTATTTTCTAATACTGTTTTTCGAAAATGTCGAATTGATGATTTTGATATGAATAATATTTATGATATTTCTTTTCATAGTAAAGACTTGGTTAATAATCCCAACGGCTTTGGAGAACCTCTGTTTATGGGTATGATAGGAATTTACAATACCACTCCATCAACAAACTTTTCAACTAGTGAAACAACTGAAAATAAGCAAAATGAAGATAATTTTCAGTCCTTTTTAGACGATGTTCAAAAATTTCTGGAAATAAAAGAATCGAAAGATGAAATAGAAATAATTGAAATGGAAGAAATATCAAAATCTTTATCTCAACTTGTTAAAGACGACTTAACACATCCTGGTTCGGATTACTTCGGTACTAAAATAGAAATGAGTAATATTGTCAATCTGATTCTGCTTTGATGTAAGTTTTTGAATTTAGCTCTGGAAAAAAATTATTTCCATTTCATTGATTTGCTCAGGGAACATCAAAAACGTCAAATAATTCTTCGGGCGATTGTTCTTATTTTAACTTTGCCTTCAGATATTGAATCTTTTGTAGCTAATTTGATTCCTAATATCGCTAATATTTATTTCACGAAATTTGCAAAGACAGATGAAAGAAAATTTGGGGTTGATTATGGAAATACTGGATTAGGACATTTAG